AGCTATGGTTTGCACCAAAGAAGATGTGTGTAACATCTTCTTCAGCATCTAACCGATAATGTACTGCTTCTATAGTTTGATTACCAACAACAAACAATGTTTTTAAACCATATGCTGGTGTGTGTTCAACTTCGTTACCAATAAAAAACTTAGCAGTGTTTGTAGTTATGTTATTATACTGTCTGTTCATCTTTAATGCTATCTTCTAGGTTGTGTAGAGTATCTTCATCTTCTTCAGAAAAATCATAAGCTGTTGGATCGAGATCGTCGTCTAAATCATCAGGATCGAGATCGTCAAGAGTAAAGAATTCGTTAAACTTTGTATCAGCATTAATTGTTTTCTTACCACAGTTGCCTCGTGTACCGGGAATATCAATCCACAGTTTACTATATTTTTTTATTAGATTTAATGCAATACGTTTAGTTTTGCTACTAATAATTTTATCAATTATATCGCTAACATAAACTGGATTGAATTTTTCATCAACTAACATGTACGGTAAAACATTAGTATCAAATGTTTGATTTGCCCGTTGCACCGCATCAATATGACTCCACACATTGTGTCCCATTAATATAGCATAACTAAAGCTATCCCAACTTGTTCTACCAACTTTGTTAATTTTATTAGTACTGCCCATAGTAATCCAGTATTTAGGATCATTTAAATATAATGGGTTTTTGAATAATTCAGTATGATCAATACCGTCATTGTCAACTTCTAACCAGTTAGGATCACCTGCACCGTAAATGCATATATCTTTTATTTGTACTTGATCAATTAACGGACTTGGGTTAAACACTTTAAAAATACCATCATCAACTACTACATCTTTAAATAGTCTAGTATCATATGCGTATTTTTTATTATCAACGCTTGGCACCATTCGATAAACCCATTTAGCTCTGTCTTCAAGTTCAGTAGTAATATAAACTTGACCGTTTGCTGTAGCTAAAAACGGACTAGCACAATCATAGCTAATAGTAAAGTCTGGATTAACATGTTTACGGACTGCACGTTGTATAATAGTTAATAGGCATGCCCATTCTAATTTACTAGTTCCTAAGAAATGCATCCAGTCATGTTGTCCTTGTTGTAACATGTTATCAAATTTTAATGAAACAATTCGTCTAAGTACTAGATCAGCATCACACATGTTTTGCCCACCCATTGCCCAACCGTTAAATGCTTTATCACCGTACACATTAGTATCACAGAACTTTTTCATACTTTGATACCATTTTTCTGCATCTTTGTGTGTTTCGCCTTGTAATACATTTAAGAATTTGCAAGCACCTGTGCGATTTTGAATAAAGTATTCATTATTAATATACGTACCTTTGACTGCGTCTTTGTAATTGTTAATGCCGGTTGCTCTTCGTCCAGCTGGCATACGTGCAACCCACGCAGGAATATCAAGACACATACCGTAATCCATTAACTCGTCCATCCATCGTAGTACTTGTTCACGTTTCTTTTGTGCTTTAGGACAAGTAGGATCTTTCCAATCAGCTGGCCATACACCTTTACCAATTTGAAAACCACCTGAATCGCCTAAAACCCAACTAGTGCTTCTGTTTCGATTACGGAACATGTCCTCACTTTCGTCAAACTTGTCTAAATCTAAGTTTGCATGACCAGCTGAATACAAACACCATCTGTAATAAAATTCACCTTTGTCGGGATCTAAGTAATTAAGACCTTCTACACCTGATTTAAACGACGCAGGTATACGAGCTGGATCAACATAGTTGCTATACCGTTGTTTCCCAACAAACGTTGAGTAAAATCCCGACGTTGCTGGAAGGAATACGGCGTAATCATTCTGCGTTGCTGTTAAGTTCCGATTCATCTTCTTCCTGTTCTGTGGTTAAGGTTGCAAGTAGTGTAGTAACTTCTTGCAATTTAGTTTCTAAAAGTGTAATTTTTGTAGACATACCTGTAATTTGATAACTTGTATTAACATAGTTAGCTACATAAGAATTATAGTTATAATTAGTATGTGGATCTCTATTATAGCCTTCAAGTGTGTTTAATCTTGATTCAAGTCCTTGCACACGTTGTTTCATGTATTCATAATCAACATAAAACTGTTCAAACGGACCAGGTGGAGTCCATACAGGCGCATCTAACTGTGCTAACATTGTTACTTTATCAAGAGATGACTTAACACTTTCATTTTGATTAACATACACAACGTCTAATAATTTTAATGCGTTTCTAATATCTATCATTATTTTGTTTGTGCTGGTAAGGTGTAAGTATATTCTGCAATACCACTCTCAACAATGATTTGTAATGCTCCTTGATCCGCAATTCTCATTGTAATAGTACCATCTAAATTTAAAATACTTAAGATTTGTGCAACAGGCCATGACCATGTATTTTTTAATTTATAATCAATGCCCGAGTAAAATACAAATGTACCTGCGTGTGTACTAGCATCGCCAAAACTAAACACTAAGTTGTTATCTTCTGTTGACACCTGGAATACAGTTTCTTCTGTGTGTGCAGCAGCTTGGAATTTTAAACGTTGTACATTAGATGCTGCAGGTTTAAATTCAATGTCATACACAATTTCTACTTTGTTTTTAGGTTTCTTTACTTTTGCTTCGATAATTGCACGACTCATAAATCTATAGTCATTTTGAAAGTCACCGGCAGCATTTGTAAAGTGTAGTCCTGTAGGGACATGTTCGCCATCGCGTGTGTCGTATACAATATTAATAATTGCGTCTTCTTTGTATTCTGGGCATTTAAGATGTAAATCTAATTTGTTTAAATTAGGCATACCAAATACACTTGCTAACCCGTTAACTGGAGCGTGTGTTTTTGCATTAAGGATTACTGATCTATCTTCGGCCATTGCATCGATAATTACAGTGTCGTCTTCCGCTGCAACTTTAACTAATGGTAAAACGCCTAATGTGTGCGTATGTGCTACTAAATCTTGTAAAAAGTCTTTCATGTGTTTCTCCTAGTATGTATATATTATAATGTATTTTTGTTGTGTTGTCAACTGTATTTTAATCAAAGTCAAATAAGTTGTTAAATGTATTTTTATCAGAAGTATTAACTAGTTTCCAGTTAAGAATGCCAATTAAGTTATTTAATTTGTTATCAATAATTGTTTGTTCCATTTCATTATGATCAAATGGTAAGTCTTTAAACCATTGCGGTAATCGTAATTCGTCTACTGGATATGCAACACTTGTAAACCCTAATGGATTTTGTTTAAGTTTGCATACAATAACTTTTGCACCATCTGTAACAGACATTGAGTACTTGTCACTATACATACGTTTTAATGTATTCCAGTTTAAACTTGCTCTAACATGTCCAGGCATGTTAATTTTACCTTGCTTATCTTCTTTAGTTGCATACGTAGTAATGTTGTTAGCACGCTTAGGTGAACCTTTTTCCCATCCCGGTCTAGCTTTAAACAGTAATCTAAATTCAGTAATGTAATCTAGTACATCGTCTTCGCTATCACCTGCTAGTACCATAGTTAACACGTTAGATAAGAACTCTTGTATAAACTCTGGTGTATCACTACGTTTTAAATCTAAACCCATAGCTTTAATTTCACCATTTTTTCCATTAGTATCTTTACGCTTGCCTTCTTTATCGTATACTAATACTGCATAACGTTTCTTAGTAATAAATAGTGACTTACTGCCGACAATCTCACGTCCTGCTTTAATAACTTCACCGCGTGATTTAGGACAATGAAATGCATCTAGCATAAACTGTTGGAATGTACCGTTAACTTCGTCACCAATTTGATCATACAGTTGTGTAATATTCTCTTTAGTCCACGGAATCAACCCTTTATCGATGTCAGTTCTAAGTGTACTATATGCTGAAAAATAGCAGGAGTCAGTATCACCGTAAATAATAGACTTACCTGTGTGATTATAATCACCGGTTATGATTTCATTTACTTTAGCAGCCATATGTTTAGCAATTTGACGACCTACTAGCGTAGTTGATTGCCCAATTCGCTTATCAAAGAACCTACAACCTGGATTAAGAATAGCACCGTATAAACTATTTAGGTTAATCTTCTTAACCAATTGTCTTTTATCCCAGTATTCTTCTTCTATCTTGTTACCAGCGTTAATAGCGTCTTTTAACTTAGCTTGCATTTCTTTACGTTCTGCATACCACCTTTTAAGTAATCCAGGAATAACACCTTCTTTTTCAACTGAGAATATAGTACCATTTGCTGATAATACCCATGGTTGATTACTCTCAAATACTAATCTGTACACTTCGGCAGCACTTAATATATCAGTATCGCCATTTTCCCAGTCAACTGTAATATCAGTGCCTATTTCTTCATTCATAACAGAAGTATATTCAAATGTACCAAACAATCCTTCCCATGCAGACGCAAATGATTTACCTTTAGCTATCTGTAAACTAATAAACTCGTCAGTTACAACAGGTCTTAGTTGTCCTACAATAGTCTCCGGACCCATATTCAATGCTCTAATAGCACTTGGATACAGAGAGTTAATATCTAGAGAGCCAATCCAATCGTGAATGCCTTCTTTAGGATACGCAACATACGCACCTGCCGCTTGAATTGGTTCTTCTCTACGTCTATTTGGTACTACAAATCCTCTATGATGTGCTTCGTTAATAATAGCTTGTTCTGTTACAGCAACAGCACCCATAGTAGTTTGTAGTAATACAGTGTTCTCATGTGCAAGTGTGTTAGCTAAGTCAATAAACTTTAGTTTTTTATCAAGCCTATCTAACAGCATAGTATCTTGCCTGTTATATTCAATAAATGTTTTAAAGTCATTGTTATACAGTTGATCAAGTGTACCTTCATACTGTGTTTTACGATCACCTAACTCATATTCCGCAATAGCATCGAGTCTAAAACTATGTCTTTCTTCATATGTGTACTTTTGATATAGTTGTAAACTATCTAAATGCACACGACCTACTAAGTCATATGTTACAGATGCCTTTCCGTACTTTTCATATTCACGTCTTTTAGGTAATTGATCAAATAAGCAGAACCGGCGCGTATCATCTTTTGATAATACTTTAGTAACGCGATTAACTGTATACGGAATATCAAATCCCTCGCTATTCCAACCACTTAAAATGTCAGCATCTTCTATTAAATTAAGGAATGTGTCTAATAATTCAGCTTCAGTTTTGTATAAAAAGGTATTAGGAAACTCTTTTACTTGTTCTTCTGCTTGTTCCATAGTTAAAGTCTTTGGAGGTATTGCTAAACAAATAAGTGTTTCTAACCATTGTAAATACACTGCAATAGCAGTAATAGGCATAAACGCATCATCGGGTGATGCATACCCGCGTTCTGGATTGAAATCAACCTCAATATCAAAGAACGCAACATTTAGTTTAGGTGCGTCATGATTAAGATAGTTTTCTGATAAACACGCAAATATTGGGTTAATATCTGCTTCGTATGTTTTATTTGAGCTGTGTATAGACACTTCTTTTCTATACTCTTTTGTATTTCTACAAACGATTTTTGATACGGGATCTCCGTAAATTGATTGATATTTCCCTCTCGGGTCTTTATAATATAATGTGTGCTTTACAGGAATGTCTTTAAATTCCCGTTCGCCTTTTGAGTTTCTTTCTACAATTTTAATAATATCGTTATTACGATCAAAGTATCCATCTATATAACTCATACTGCACTACCTTCACGACCAATGTCGCGATTAGTTGCATGTTCGTTAATCCACGACATAAATGCTTCTTCGTCACGTATTCTTGCAACGGCTTCTTCGCTATTAACAATAATACTGCATTCACATCTTGAGGTGCATACTTCTGGACGAATACATTCCGTACAGATTTTAAATTCTTCCATATTGTATCTCAGTGTATGTGACTTGTGGCTCACAAATACCCTTTTGCAGCTTATGGCCTGCCTGCCGTTCTCAATGTTACTGCTTTTTAAATACGTTTTGTAATGTCTAAGATTGCTTCAACTTCTTCCCAATCTTCATTATGATCTGCCCAATTACCTTTATGAGCTATCTTAATAGCTTTATTTATAACTGCAGGTTTAACTTGTAATTCTTCTGCTACTGCTTTTACAGTATCTTTTAAACCAGCTTGTAAGTCTTCAACTTCACGTAAAACTAAAGAACCTTCGTTAATTAATTTTTCAAGTTTAGCTTTTTCTTCTGGACCGTATGCTCTACTCATTAGTACTTCTCCGTTGTGTTATAAAGTATATATTATATAATCGTTTGTTCAGTGTGTCAACTGATTTGGTAATTTGAAGGTAAAAAAAGGCAGACTAGCTGCCTTTTTTAATTGTAACAGTTTATTGTACGCCGTTTAGTCTTGTAGACATATCAGCAACTGCTTTTTGTGCTTCTGGATTTGAACTTTTTGCTACATCTGCCATTAACGCTTTAAGCTGAGTCAATGCTGCTGCAATTTCTGCATCAGCTGGATCTGCTGTTGGTGTAGTAGGAGGTGTTACTGGGGGTTTTGGTTCTGGGATATTCCCAGTAGCATGATGTCCGCCACCGCCACCGACGTGTGGTTTATGACCAATTGGTGGTGTCACAGGCGGTGCATCGTCTCCACCAAATGCTTTACCGCCAAGATACCCTGCTAATCCGCCTGCACCAAATGCTGCAGTTTTTGGATTCTTGTTTATTATATTACCAGCACCGTGTGCTAGTTTATCTGCAGCAGTTACATTCATTGGACCTAATTCTCCTACTCTAGAAGCAATGCCTTTTCCAGCAGCACCGCCAATTAAGTTTTTACCTGCGTTCCATGCGCCTTTAGCAATATCAGCCAACCCTTCGTTTGCTAGTTGATCCATAAATGCAGGATCTAATCCGCTTTCAATTAAAGATAATTTTCTGCTTAATGTTCTAATAGACTCTGATACAGGAGCTGCATTAGTTCCTGGGAATTTAGGATCAGGTGTAAATTTAGGGAATACTCTGTCATATGCAGCTTGTGTTGCTGGTCCATAGATACCGTCAACTTTTAAGTGTTCGCCATTTGCATTTAACAATTCTTGCCATTTCATAATTTCAGGATTGCCTTGTGCATGTGGATGCGGTTTTGGACCAGGATGTGGACCAGGTGATGGTTGATGCCCGCCACCGCCACCGCCGCCCATTTGTGATAATCCGTAACCAAGTGCTCCGCCTGCAAGTGCAGCTCCTGCAATACCTTTTTTGTTACCTTTAGCTGCTTCTTTTTCTGCAGCACCTGCAAATTTATAGTTTTTACTTTTGCCAAGTGCATCTACATTCATTCCGCCTTGTGCATAAGTTGCGTCATTAGCTGCACCTTGTGCATAAGTTGCGTCATTAGCTGCACCTTTTGCTGCTGATTGTTCTGCACCTGCTGCTGCTTTTTCTGCACCTTTTGCTGCGCCAGGTGCAAAACTGTGTGCTGCATCATTTGCTAGTCTGCCAACAGTTGGTTCTGCAGCTGACATTGCAGCAAATGGATTACCGTGACCTAATGCAGATTGTGCTGCTTTCTCTATTTCAGGCGATGATCTATACAATGTAGTTGCAAGTGTGCCAAGTGGATTTGCTTCGTCTAATTGCGGATTATTAATACGTTCTAATTTATCGCGCATAGCTGCAATTGATTCAGCCACTGTTAATTGTTTCATTTCTGTTCCTTCTTTAAGACCTGCTTTAGCAAGGGTTGCTACATCTGGTTTTCCTGTTGCAGGAAGGCCATTTTTCTGTTGCCACGCTACAAGAGCTGCTTGAGTTTTAGGCCCCATAATGCCATCTGACTTAGTTCCAATCAATTGTTGGAGTTGTGCTAATTTACTAACACCGGTGTTACCTGCAGGATGTGGTCCAACTGGTGTTTGATCAGTACCTAATGTATGTGCATTAACTGCATCGAGTGCTTGTCCGGCAACATATTGTTTACCCATTAACCCTGCTACACCTTTAAGGCCTTTAGCTGCGCCCATTCCCGGAGCTGCAAAACTTCCTGCAACTTGTCCAGCGCCGTATAACCACGGGCTTCTTTCTTGAGCTGCTTTTTCAGCTGCTAATTCGCCTGCTAATTCGTCTTTATATTTTGTACCTTTAATTAAACTTTTTCCAGCTGCAGCAATGTTATCACTCACACCCCAAGTTGCACCATTCATTGCACCACGAAATGCATCGCCTGCATCGCCTGCAAGATCTTCATTTAGTTGTTCGTAACCAAAACTAGTCATTAATGATTCTTTAAGTCCGGCTGTGTTTTGCATTGCAGGAGTAATTGCATTAGAAACTGCATTACTAATTCCAGCACTTGCGTCCTTAATACCGGTTTGCATATTGTTTAATGTGTTAGCAACATTTGGAGGAGTAATAGCATTAGCCGCTGCAGCGTTTGCACCTGGCGACCCTAAACTAGTAGCTGCTACATTTTTGTCAGCGCGTTTTTTGCGAAGTTCTAAAATTTTATTAAACAAGTCCATCATTTGTTTAATTTTCTCATGTAACGAATCGGCATCACCTGAAATTTGAGAACTTTGATTAACTAAATCCGCGTTTGCTTTTTTGAAAGTGTCTTCGTTGTCAAACCATCCAGCTTGCGGCAATCTAGCGTTTTTAGGCAATAGACCAGCTGCTGATAATTTTTGCGCAATTTCAAATGGTACTTCATTGTCAACTTCTCCTGCATTAGAAATGTAATTTCCGGTTACTGGATCAACTAATCCTTCTAAACCGTTTTCTTTTGCTAATTCGGCTAATTTTGGTATTCTTACTTTATCGTCTTGCTCGTACCCCGACGTTACTGCAATAATTGCAGATAGGGTTAAACTTTCAGCCAACATGTTGTTATTAATGTTGTCTAGTTTAGTCATTAAATCTCTAAAATTCATCGGTCGTCCTCTGGCGGTCCTATTGATTGCTGATCACTTACTATCTGATCATAATTATCCATTGTTAACACGTTACCTTCTGTGCTTAACTTAATTAACATTTCTGTTACGTTGTGTAAATCCATATCAGTTTGTGCATCTTCTCTAGCGTATTCTAATAACCGCATTAGTAACGGAATGCCTAACTTAATAACATCTTGTGGATTTTCAACAGATTCTTGTGGTTCTAGGCCCGGAACCACACCACCAGTAAAACCAGCCGAATGTCCGGGGATGGCATTCTCCATTACTTTGTATGCAATTTTTTGAGCATACATTCTAAGGTCTACTTTTTTAGAATAAATTGCAGCTTCTTGTTCTGCAGATGCTTCTGCCATGTACTGTTTAAGCAACGACTGACTAGCTGGTCTAGTTTTAATTATTTCGTCGTTACTAGGAGCAGCATAGTGTTGCATTGCCATTTGTACAGGCAATGCAACTTTATGAGGATTAGAACCTTCAGTTACAATTGACATGAATCTCTTCATATCGTCTGTATTTTCTATAGGAGCAGATGTTTTAACTGAATCCATTGCCTGTAGAATTTGCTTCATGTCCATGATTATCTAATCACTCGTGAAGTAATTTCTCTTAAACGGCTTAATTCAACTGATTCGTTCATACATTCTTTTTCTTTAGATGCTTTAATAGCGTTATCAACAGAACCTTTATGTTCTTCTTTACCAGTTTCAATTTTACCATCTTTGTCGTAATCTTTTTTAGCTTTTTTAGCAGATTCTTGAACATCTGCTCTCGCTTTGTCTAATGCTTTACCAAATTCTTTGCCACCGCTGTTTTTAGCATCATCTTTTTTAGCAAATGGGTTTCCGCCTTTTTTATCAGCTATACCGCTTGGTTTTTTAACAGGAGTAACTGATTCACCGTATACTGATCCGCCAAACATGCTTTCTGTTTTAGAGTCATCTTTTTTAGCTGACTTTTTAGCAAATGGATTTCCGCCTTTGCTGTCATCTGTTTTAGCTGCTGGTTTTTTAGTAGCTGACTTTTTAGCAAATGGATTTCCGCCTTTGCTGTCATCTGTTTTAGCTGCTGGTTTTTTAGTAGCTGACTTTTTAGCAAATGGATTTCCGCCTTTGCTGTCATCTGTTTTAGCTGCTGGTTTTTTAGTAGCTGACTTTTTAGCAAATGGATTTCCGCCTTTGCTGTCATCTGTTTTAGCTGCTGGTTT